CATCCCGCTGAGCCATTTTTTGGCCCGCATCTTTCACTGTTGCTACAACCCCGGTGACTGCATCAGCCAAATCTTTTGATGCCTCATTCACCTTTGCGATCACCCCTGAAAACCCTTTGATTTTCGCGATGATATCACTGTCTTTTGCGATGTTGCCCCCGGTGACTTCCTCCAGGGCACTAGGTTTGGCACCCCCGCCCTGATCAGTGAATTCCTGTTTTTGTTCTGGAGTGAATTTGTCCCAGTCCGATTTGTTGCGGGCAGCAACTATATTCCGCACCCCGGGCATGACTGCGATGTCGAATGCTTCAACCTTTCGCATCGGGCTGGCTGCAGCCTGCATCATTGCCTCGCCAAATGCACTGGCAACGGCTATCAGGGCTTTTGACAGGGCAGCAATGGCTTTCACCATCCCCGGGCCTGTGAACACTGCATTCAAGGCAAGGCCCAGATTGTCCATCCCTGTTGATGCCATTTTCAGGATCGCAGCAAATGCGGTTTCCCCATCTTTTTGTAACGGTTTCCAATCACCCGTTTGCAACCCATGAATGGCATCTTTCACCATTCCGCCCAGATAAGTGCCCCAGTCTTTAACTGATGCCTTTGCTGGGCCTTCAAAAAACGTATTTATGGCATCCAGGGCAGGTTTCAGGGATTCCATCAGGGGATCACCGAAAGAATGAAAAGCCCCGTCGATAGCATGTTGAACCTGTTGCCATTTGCCGTTGAACGTCTCGAAAAATGCCTCAACAGTGCCGAATATGCCCCCGGGTTTGGTGGCTGTTTCGATAGCAGCCCGAACCTTATCCAGCAGGCCCTTTTGTTCAGCCAGCAGGGCGTTCTGGTTTGCCAGTTTTTGTTCCTCTGCTTTGGCATCAGCAGCCTTATGCTGTTCTTCCCTGAACCTGCCTGATGCTGCTATCAATTCTTCATAGCCCAGCTTGCCCTCTGCCATGAAATGTTGCAGGGCTGCACCTGACAGGCCCGTTTCGGTTTCGATCTGCTGCAACCCTTCAGTGAATTCCTTCCCGAACGTGCCCGACATTTTGCTAATGCCGCCTTCACTGATGCCGTCGATCGCTTTTATTAGGCCGCCAACAGCGTTCCCACCTGCCCGGGCCCACTGGCTGAAACTGGCTTGCATCAGCCCGATTTTCGAGCCGAACGAATTTGCCGAACTGGTTTGCTTTTCGGTCTGTTCAAACAGCCGATTCATTGCCTGAATCGTTTTGTCGATTTCCAGATCCCATTTTGCGGTGTTCTGTTCGGCAGCCTTAAATGATTGGGAAATTTCAGCCATCCCAGGAATCCCAGTCATTGCCAGCTTGACCAGATCCTTTGAACTAACATCAGCCTTTGTCAGAACCCGGGCATAAATTGCCCCCAGTTCTTCAACATCACTGCCGGAATTCAGGGCAATTTTCTGCAATTTGCCCATCGATTCTGCCGCCTGATCCGCTGATTGCCCAGCCTCCTGCAGCCTGATTGAACCTTCTGCTAGCTTGCCGAACCCCGTTGCCGTTTCATCCCCGATTTCATGCAGGCGTTTGATTGATGCTGTTGCCTTATCGGCACCACCCGCAACTGCCCCTAGATGGAATTCCGCGGTTTCAACTTTTGCTGCCAGTTCGATCGATCGTTTGATCCCGTCGAATATGGTTGCCACCCCTGTAAGGGCAGCGCCCATTGCGATCAGGGGGGCCAGTGCAGCCTTTAGGGCATCAACACCTGCCCGGGCATGTTCAGTGGCGGTATGCAGGCTTTCGGCACCCGCAGCAGCCTCTTTGAAAAACTGCATGGGGCCAGCCTTTGCCCCCAGTGCATCTATCGATTCTTTAACCTTTCGGGCTGCTGCCTGAAAGTTCGAATCATCCCCGCCAAAAATCGTTGTGACAGTATCGCCAGCCATCAACTTAGAAAGGTTGTCAAAACGTCCACATCAATTTCGGATTTCCGCACCAGTTTGGTGCCGTTCCGTTGGTAGTACAGCAACTGCAACTGGAAACAGATTGCTACTGGCAATAACCAAAAAATATAATGTAAATCAAACTTACTGACTGCGGCAGCGGCAGTGGCTGTTTCTAATTGGGAAGCTGCCCGCCACCGTTTTTTTCGATGGTTCCATTTTTGCCGTCAACCTGTTCAACTGCCCCAGTTGAGGCAGCGATTTCAGCCGATATCAATTTGTAGACATCCATCACAGGCTGATAATTTGTCAGGCTGATGCCCGCACCCTCTGCCCATTTTGATGCATTGATTCGGGCCTGCACTTTGTTTGCCATTTCAATACTCACCTGCCATTCAGTCAGGCTGCATAACCAAACGATTGTAATGGCATCCTGCATTCGGTCTGCCGCGGAATCGCTCACCCCTAGGGACAGGGCAAACACCTGCCGCAGCAGGCTGAACGGTTCCAGGCGTTTGCCGTTGAAAAATTTGGGTGTCAGGGCTGAAACGAATGCCTTTTCGGGTGTGTCAGGCAGTTCCAGGGTTTCAGGTTCATCTAAGATATTGGCTGGGTTCGGCAGGGTGTCAGGCATAAGGGTGCGGGGATTTAGGGTATCGGTTATTTGGTGAAAAACTTGGATTTAGTCTCTGTACTGGCTGCCTTTGGAAACATCGAATGAATGCTGCCATCATCGTTCAGGATCACCTGCCATAAGGCTGCATCAGGGCATTCATGGCAGGCTTGCACCAGCAGTTCCTTCATGTGTTGCACTTCTCTGCAAGCCTGGGCGACAGCAGCCGAATGTAAGGCCCGCAGTTTGAGAAGTTTTTCGGGGGAAAGGCCCGTGCCGCTTACATTAGGTTGCAGAGCCAGGGAATCGACGAACTTTTCAAAATCGGCATCAGCAGTAGTTGAACTAAACGCCTTTGTGACGATTGCGGCAGCAGGGTGCGGTTCAAAATTCCAGAACACCCTTTTTTTGGGTTTGGGATCTTTCTTGCCCCGCCGCAGATCCGAGAGCCTGAACACTTCAGCCACTACTGCGGGGTTATGCCGCGGCAGAGGGATTTCGAACACCCGCAAAGTAGCAGCCAGTTTGGTATTCGATGTTACTACAAACTGCCCTGCCGGGGTGTTCATTCGAGACGGGATTTAAAATTTGATGGTGATGGGGAAACTAGCCCCGATCAGTTTTTCAGAAAATGTTGAACGTTTTCAAAACGTACAAAAGAAAACACAGAACAAGAATTGCCCCGATCGCTAGATGGATTGTTCCCCCGATGAATATCCCGCAGATCACCCAAACGATGAGCAGGACTAACCCGATGATCACCAATCGAATAATTGCCTGCAGGCTCATTTTCGGGGGGGGCTCTTTAAGCGATCAAAACCCGAATCTTAACAATTGCGGGATTCGTCCCGTCATTCGATAGAAAAAGTTTGGTGACATCAGCAGCCACTGGGTTTGCTTCAGGATGATCAACACCCCAGGTGATTGCCTGCCCTGCCGCCAGAACAATCGTGTTGACTGGGGCACCTGAAACATTCGTTTTGATGGTCAGAGCCTGACTCGAATACAGCAGCAGTGCCTTAACGTTCGCTCGAATCCAGGCAATATCGACCTCTACTAGATCGGTGGCGGGCGGGACAGTGCCATCATACCCTACTTCAGCCGTGCCTGTGTATTTGCTCAGTGCCGAAATCGCAATGCCTTCATCGGTGGCATACGTGCTGGTGATTTGGTGATTGAACATAAAAAGTAAGCAGGAATTAAGCGGGCAGGAATTAAGCGGGGATCAAAGGATACATGGTGGCATTCACCGTGCATTTCTTCATTGCTTCCCTGGATTGCGTAATTTCGATGTTTTTACACATCACCAATCCTGCAGCCACCCCGCCGATCGCCAAAATGTTAGCAACCACAATCGGGACACCTGCCGCCCAGGTAAATGCACCCGTAATCTCGCCTTCAATCGTGATTTCAGCTTTCAAATCATGGCTGACAACAGCGATTGTTTCCCCTTGATTATCTTTCTGTTCAAAAATTTGCGTTGAATCGTTTTGGCGAACACTTGCAACGGCTAAACCCGTTTCCTCAGTGGTGATGCCCCAGGTGAATCCAAGTGTAGAAGGGTAAACAGTTGCTGGCATAAAATTTTTCGGGTTCCTAAACTGTGGGCACTGTCAACCTGCCCACTAAATAGCCTGTGAACGTATAGGATCTGATCAAAGCGTTTTTGGTGTCTTGAGCCCCAGTCAGCGGGCCAAAAAACACCTGATCGAAAATTGTTTGTTCCCCTGTAAATTGACCATAGGCGGGCAACCCCAGGGCTATTGCCCCGATCAGAGCCTGATGGGTTTCAACGGGGGTTTCCGTTACTTGACTCTCAAGGGTGATCTCGAAATTGATTCGGGCGACAGGATAGGCACCCCCGGGGATAAGGGTTTCATGGAACTGGGCCGCCACTAGAACGATCGGGCGAATAAGGGGATCATCAGCTTTAACCTGCCGAACAGGGACCGCAGCAGGGCCCACCACGGGCACCAGCAGTGACACTAGGAATTGTTCGGTTTCCTCAGTCATCGAATAAAGCCAGCTTCCCGTTTGGCTGCCGCCAGCCGTTTGATAATTTCGGTTTCCATTTCTTGTTTGATATCCGCCAGGGCTTTATCAACTGCGGCATTGGTTGACGGGCAGGCAAGCCCCCGGGCAACAGCGTTGGTTCGCACCACTGTACGGAAAGCGTTATTCGTTTTTGAAACGTTCGTTCTATTTAACAGCGATCGGGGATTCACTTGGGGGTTTGCCCCTGTTTTCCCCAGCTTTTGGGCTATCAACAGGAAGGAAACCCGATGATAACCCGACGATCTTTTGCGGGATGCCATCAAGGTTTTAGCATAGGCCCGCACGATTTTGTTGCCCGGGGTTAAAGCCTTTTTGGTTTTGCCCGTTTTATTAATTGCCCGTCTGCGTTTGCTGGCAGCTTTACCCTTCAGAACATCAGGCCCGAATTTCTTCTGCAGCCTGTACCATGTTAATCGCAGGATCCGCTTATTTTGCAGCAGTTCGTTTTCGATCTTTCCCGCGGGCACGGGGGCTATGTTCTGGAACACCTTGAAAGCGAAATCCCTGGCTTTTCCTTCGATCACTTCTGCCCGGGCTGTTTTCCGCAACTTCATGTATTTTTCGAAGGTTGCGTTCCATGCCTTGATGTCAGTTGTGGTTGGCATTTATGCGGGATTCTATTCGATCACCTGCACTGCCATAATTTCCCAGGTAACGGTCAATTCCCTGATCGATTCAATTCGATAAGTTAGGCCCTGAAACTGAATCTGGCTGCCGATTTCAGGAATCGGGCCGCCCAGGATTTGGGAGTAAATTTGTACTGCCTGGGTGGCGTTGATGCCCCCGGGCCCGTAATCATCAGCCAGCCGAACAGCCGCACCCGTTGTGACAGGAACGGTTAACCCGTTGATGGTTGCAACCTTATTGAACAGGGTTTGCAATTCGCCCCAAGCTGCCCCCATTTCAGTTTGGATCGACATAGGCAGGGGGTGCGGGCCGCCGCGGGCCGCCGCGGGCCGCCGAGAATTTAGCTAACCCTTCTTTTTGCCCGCTGGGGCTGGGGCAGGTTCGATCGCAGGTTCTTCAGCGGGCGGGGAAATAGTAGCAATATACCTGCGAGCAGGTAGCGGGTTTCGATAAACGATCGCCCGGACCATCCCGCCCGCACCTTTGATCACTGCGGCACCCGCAGCATCGGCTGCCGAGAAATCAGGCCCGCAGTAAAGGGGGTGAGTGTTCCCCTCTGCGTCAATTCCGATTGTATAGGCAATATCCATTGCGAATAGAAAAAACGTTTCTAGGAAGGGTTTCCGTGAACAGCATCAAGTAACAGCAGGGCCGCGTGCCCAGTGACACCCGTTGCCATGCCATACATCCAGGTAAGGGTGATATTGTGTTGCCCGTTCATATCGTACCACTCCCGCCATTGCAGGGTTAGGCCCGAGTCTTCATCCTGCACATTGGTGATGATTCCAGGCACCTGAATGTTCGGGATCTGCGGCACCCGGGCTGCCATCAACAAACCTTCTTTTCCGCCAAAATAACCTAGCAACCCGTTGGCAGGATTCAGTTCGGGATATTCGGTGATGGTTTCAAAACCACCCAGCCCGGTGATCGAACCCGGGCCGCCTTTCACCTGGGGATCGACCGAACCATAGGTGATTTTCGAAGTGACAGTAGGATCTTCCGAAAGAGCCCCGAAAACATCAGCGTTAATCAACCCGAAAGGATTAACGAAATCGGCACCGATTTTCATCAGCACTTTGCGCAACTGAACCACCGTGTTTTTGCTGGCATTGGCGGCAGCTAAAATTGCGTATTGATTCGCGAAATTAGTAGGGGTGATCAGGGCACACAAATCAAACATTGCCTGCCTGCCCAGCGAATAAGCCAGGGCCTGCTTTTGTTCCCCCGTTAAATCCCGATCCGTAGAGGCAACCTCAGTGTCAGAAAACGATAGGCTGGCAAACTTGTGTTTGGTGATCGCAACAGTGATATCCGTTGTCGTTGCAGCGTCTACTGCCTGATAGCCAGTGCCGCCCGCATTAGGCGCAACAAAATCATGCACGGGTGGCGGGGTAACAACCCGGGTGACGACGTTCTGATTCAGGAGAACAGCAGAATCTGAAAAATCGGTGGAAATACTGAATAGGGCAGGAAACTGCTTTTTCAGAAATTGAATCGTCGAACGGGTTACAACGGTGGGGCTTAGTGTCCCGAGTGCATTGGCAACTGGCATAATTTTAACCTATTGGGTGAAAAGAAAAGTGAATGTGAAACTGCGGGATTCGGGCCTATTTCCCTGCCTTCGTTTTGTCGTAAAGTTTGCCCAGGCGGGCTACTTCTGCCTTGTCGCCCTTAACGTTTGCGGCATCCATTGCCAGGCTGATATCAACTAGCGAAAGATTCGGCTCTTGATTCCCTGCGATCGCCAGGGGTTTGCCACTGATGCTAGCCAGCCGTTCCGCTGCCCGCATATCAGCGTTCATATCCTTCTTTTGCAGTTCAGCAACTTGAGCCTGGGCAGCAACCAATTCGACCGACAGCTTGCCCGAACTTTCGGTGAGAGTCGCCTTATCGTTTGCCAGTGTCAGGTTCTCTGCCCGAAGGCTTTCGATATCCGTTCGCAACTGGGCTAGTTCGGCAGTTGCCGTTGCAGCGTTGGTTTCGAATTCTGCGATCCGAACTTGCAACCCCTGAATTTCCGTTGCCTGGGTGGCAATCTGTTCACGGGCTGAATCCAGGGTGAGTTTATCCATTTGATTAACGTTTTTTGTCAACCTGCTGGGCTTTTGAAACACGTTTAGCCAGTTCATTTAATGCGTCTGATTGTGATCCGATCTTATCAATCAAATTCAAATCCAGGGCTTTACTGCCGGAATACCATCCAGCCTTTAGTTCTGTGTAGTTGACCGATCGATAATTGGAAACGAACCCGCGGAAATCGGCTGCCGTCTGATCAACCTGGGCCTGCAAAAACTGCCGCTGTTCCAGATTCAGGCTAGGCCCGCCACCCGTAGTTTTCAGAGTGTCGCCACTGCTGACAATGGGATCATAACGAATGCCCAGTTGATCCCATAACCGTGTTTGATCAACCCAGGGCATCAGAACACCGATCGAACCCACATCAGCACTGTTGGTGGCAATCAATTTTTGGCAACTGGATGCCAGCCAGTAAGCTGCCGAACACATCATGGAATCAGTGAATGCCACTGTGGGAACTGGCACATCAGCAATTGCCTGGGCACACTCCCCGCACCCTGTTGCCATGCCTCCGGGGGAATCGATCACAAATAGGATTCCTTCCGCGCCTTCTGCCAGTGCATCGGTGATCGCACCACTGATCGATTGATAATCGCAACCCCCGCAAATCTGTTCGATATCTGATAACCGTTGCCCCAGGGTGCCACTGATGGTGATGGTTGCTAGTCGCCCAGGTTTCAGGCCCACCGATTGATTCTGGAAAGCGGAATCGGATCCCAGGATTAAAGGCCCTTCACGGGCAAGCCTGGAATCGACCAGGGCTTTAACTGCGGCATAGCCCCCGGGGTTGATGCACCAGGGCTGTTCCATCAACCTGTTCAGAATTCGAAGAAAAGGCATAATGTGAAAATATTTTGGGCCCGCTTTGTTACTGGCCCGAACTGCCAGGGACATCTGCCCCCGCAATCACAGGATCGGGGGTGTCAACAATGGTGATCCCGTATTGTTTTTCTATTTTGGCTTTTGCCAACTGTTTGCGGGCAATGGTGGTATAAAAATTTTCATAGAATGTGTCCACATCCAGCCCCCGGGCTTCGATCGTTTCCGCGGGATCAAGAATTTCCCCTTCGATTTCCAGCAGTTCAGCTTTGCTATCCCGCCCGAAATCAACGGTGATCCTGGCAGGGGTAGTGAAATCCCATTGCCACCATTGCGGGCTGCCGGGGATCCGCCCGATTTTCGCACCCTTCGCCACTGCATAACCCACTGCCCGCCGAGCAACCCTGCGCAGCAACTGTTGCCGATCCTGCACGATTCGATTCGCCCGAGCCAGTAGCCCGCGGCACTGGGCCCCACCTAGATCAGCTTCCCGATCGACCAGATAATAAGGCCAAACAGGATCAATCAGGAACCTGCTCAGTTTATCCATAAACTGTTGCCATTCTTGGGCGGGCCTATTGAACTGGAACGCCTGGATTTTCGCCCCTGTGTTAGCCGTGAAATATTTGGTTTGGGATTTCTGCTGCCATTCCAGAACCGTTTGCCGATTCCCGTTAATTGGCGGGAGATTAGTTTGGGTGGCACCTGCATCTGATGAAAGTGCCGCCGATCCTGGCTGCCCGTTGATCACCGATAGCAGTTGTCCTGGGTCCGTTGGATCGATCCCCCCCAGTTCGTTCCATTCCAGAATGTTAATTCTAGATGCCATTTCCAAAAAGTTTTGCTCGTTTTCCATCAGGGATAGGATCGATCGCCCCTGATTGATGCCGTGCGACAGGGTTGGTGTTGCCCGGGTTTCGTCGCCCAGGTCCAATTCCCGCACCCTGATCATTGCGATGGCATCCACAATCTGGTCGTCATCCTGGCGATCAGCTTTGACGTGATAACCGATCGCCCGCCCCTGGGGATTCTTAACAACCCCCATTTCAACCTTCATCCCTTTGAATTTCCCGTCGAAACTACTCCCAGTTAAGAACCCATCTTTCAGGGCCCCAGCCTGCCTGGGTTGCACCACTGAGTAGGGGGAAACAATCTGAATCATCGGATATCCCTCTTCTGATTCAGTCAGATAGATGAACGATTCACCCCATACATCCAGGTGAATGGAAATCAGGAAGAGGGTTGATTGAAAGTCGAATTCTTCACCCAGAACATTGCAGATAGGATACCAGTTTTCGATCAGCCATTCTTGAACCTGCCCTTTATAGTTCAGGTCAGTGCCGCGGAAAATCGGCAGCCAATGGTTGTGCCCCACTGCATACATTGCCTTTTCCTGAATCGCCACCCGAAGCGGGCCCAGGTTCTTAAACAGATAGAACGAATGGGACCGCAAAATATCGATGTCACTGGTGACAATCGATTTATCGGTTTCAAGGGGGAATTGCCAAACGTAGGGTTTCGAGAAATCCTCTAATTGACTGGCCTTAACTAGTTTGTAGTTGCCGATCATTTCAGGGTGCGAAAACGGATGTTGTCTGCCGAATAACGGGTGATCGACCGTTCAACAGAGCCAGGGCTGTTGTGTATGCCCCATACAGATCCTGCAAGCTATCTGCCACCTGCCAGGAAACCGATTCCCCAGCGTTTGCGCTTACAACCTGCTTGCCGTCTGCTGCACTGATTTTGGCCCGGGCTGCCGCCTGATCAGCTTGCAACTGAACATAGGATGCGTTCCCGGGCCCGATGGGCCCTTGCGCTAAGACATCCTGAACTAGACTTGAAACAAACTGCCGATCGATCGCCATTCATAATGAAAAGGGGTGTCAACCCCGGGCCGATTAACTCAGCTTGATGATTCCGCAAATGATCGCCATTGCAGTCATCATGTATTCGCAATCCCAGTAATGATCCTCTCTGCGATCGGGCCAAACTAATTCAAGTTTTTTGGTCCGATCGTTTACCCGTTCGATCTTAAATTGAGAATACACCTGTCGAATGTAATCATCAGGGGTGTCGGTCCCGATTTCCCAGGTGACACCTGCTTTGCCATCCCTGAAAAATGCCGTGATATCTTTCAACCGATAGGTTGCCAGCCGAAAGAATTGGCAGTCTTTAGCCTTTTTGTAAGACCACGTTGGACGAATCGAACTGTAAGGCTTCTGCACGTTGCCGATGGGCCGCCCTAATCGATCCCGCTTGACGTGTGAAAAATTGTATTCTTCCGATCCTTCAACAGCGAACCACCCGTATTCTGCACAGGCTGCAAACACCATTTCCTGCTGATGGGCTGCATCCACAAAAACGAATCGGTTTTCTATCCCGAACTGTTCCTGTAACAGCCTCAGATCATCGAAGGTTGCCACAGGGGCAGCGAATAGGAGTTTAGATGCTGCATCACCTTGCCAGCCCCGAACGATCGCCCTGAAGTCTTTTAACTGAACATCGATAGTTAGCCCCCGCATGATTTCACCTGGGAATTTTTCAGGTTTACGGGCATAGCTACTCAGCAGGTAAGGAAATTTGACTACTTCAGGGTTTTTGTCTGCTGGCATCTCTTCCCAGGGTTCCACTGCCACATCATTCAGGAACCTTTTTAAGGGTTCATAATCCCCGTTGTGGCGGGCCTGTTGAGCCTTCAACCAGTCAGTGATCAACTGGGCCCAGGTTGTCCAGGGGGGCAAAAATGCGTTGTACGTCCAGCTTGGATATGGGGCCCCAGGGTTGTGCGAAACATAATCGCCGTTGTCGATCAGGTTCATTCGATCGCTGGGTTCATCAAACCATTTGTGCCCGCAGGCAACGGGTTTGCCCGTGCTATCAACCGAGAGCGGGGTGGGGCATTCGTACCACCATTCATTGAGGGTGATGCCCGTTGCCAAATATCGGATGTTTTTGAATTTGTGTTGATGCAACTGTTCGCACCTGGGGCATCGGATGTGCCAGCAGTCCTGGGTGCCGCCCAGGAAGGCAACATGAATGGTGTCTCCGAACCGTTTAGGGGTGCTCATCCTCCAGATTTTCAGGTCAGCCTTTGATCGGGTGCGGGCTAGTGCATATTCAACCCGCCCGGGCAGATAATCTTTCTCTTCATCGATGATCAGGGTGCGAATCGGTTTGCCGCTGATTTCCGAAATCGATCCTGCATTTGCCAGAACGAACATGCCCGTTGGAAAATCGATTTCCAGGGTGGTGATAGCATTGCGGGCCGCGGGCAGCCTGCGTTGCATCGGTTCGCACAGATCCAGGCAAGGTTTGATGCGGGTTTTGTAGAAGTTTTTCGAAAACTTTTCGCTGGGTGTTACCCACATCAGGCTGGCTGGATCCTGATCGAACGTCCAAAAACAGCACAGGATGATTTTGGTGGTTTTCCCGCACTGGGTTGCCCCCATCTCAACGCCTTCTCGCACCCGGGGATCCCCGAATGCCAGCATGGGTGCGATCAAGAATTTGCAAACCCGCGGGTTAAACAGGCCCTTTGCCGATGCATTAGGATCGAAATAGAAATATTTCGCACCCCAAGTGACTGGATCGATGAACATTCAGGTTTTTTTCATTGCCTGATAGCCAGCCCCTAATTCCCGGGCTCGTTTCCGTAATTTTTGTACATCCTTCAACCTGGGTGGCGGGCCAGTGTAATGAGCCTTGCCAGTGAATAGCTTTTGCCAGAAAGATTGCCATAGCAGCCTTCTGCGTTTGCGCTGGGCCGCCCTAGTCAATAGTCGATCCAGAACCCAGGGCCGAAACAGGGGATCCTTCATTTGCTCCATTCTCGCCAACTGCGGCAGGGCACTAGGGTGACAGCAAGGGCAAACAGGATCACTCCCGCCCAAATTATTGCGTTCAGTATTTTCATAAATTGGTGGGAACGTTCCATGCTTCGATCACCTGGGCTGCCGCCCAGGGCGGGATAGGGCTGTTAGTTTGCAAACTGGTTTTGACTGCCATGTGCAGGATCCCCTTGAACCGTTCAACGGCATACAGTTTGAATTCGCCCAGGTCTTTAATCCCCATCAGCGATCGGGATTCGGACGATAAGAACTGGGCAAAAGCGATCCGCAACCATTCGGCTATGTGCAGGCTGATGGCTTCTGCCTGCTTTTTCGGAACCTGTTCTTCAGCGTTCCTTCGTTCGGTTTCCACTGCTAGATCAAGCCTGCGTAATGTCTCACTTGATCGAAGGTAGAACTCCTGGGCTGCCTTCACCTGAAAGGCATTGCCGTGTTCGATCGCCCGCATCAAACGGGCACTGGCCCGTTCTTCAATCTCTTCCAGCCGCGCCAGGGCTGCCGCGGCACCCCGCTTGCCGATCGGGCCTAGTTCGATGGTGTTTAGATCGGGTTCGGGTTCGGGTTCGATCGCAGGCACCCCTGCGGGCGGGGGGTTATCCTTTTTGGGTTTGCGAATCGTGTTCGGGTTCTGCCGCAGTTTGTTGCCCTGCAGAAATACGTTGATGCTGGCAGGGTTGTTTAGATCGCACCCCTGCTTTGCCCATCGTCTGATGGTATTGGTGGTTTTCCCCGTTTCATATGCCACCCGTTTGATCTGTTCGGCATCAGCCATTTACTTTTTCCGATAGTAGGTGATCACCACCCCCGCCAGGAATAGAGCCGATATCAGTATGCAGACATCGATCAACCACCTAAAGATCATCGCGGGCATTAACCACTACCTGGGCTGCAGCTTCCCATGCCGTCTGCAGTTCGGGGGCTTGATCGTCCCACTGCGGCAGCGGGGTGCCGTTAAACGATTCCCAGTTGCGATCGTCGCAGTATGCCTCATACGCCACTTGCCCGAGCGGTTTTGGTGGTTCGTCTCCAAACATTGGCCCGCCCATCGGTGAAACTAGTTTCATTGATTTTTCTTCCTGTCAGCCACCGTGCCCGCACCCTGCCAAACAGAACGAATCGAATTCGATATGGATGACGCAGGATCCCTGACTTTTTACGGTTTTTGCGTAAATAACAGCGATATGAAATGTTTTAACTAAACGCATAAAAAGAAGGGTCATTGCCGGAACC